GCGAAGTTGACGTGGCCGGAAGAGATCTTATGTCTCTCAAGGTGACGCATTATCGCACGGCCAAGTCCCTGTTGAACGAACTGGAACTCCAGCGGCTCGACAGAGATCAGTCTAGGACCCCGTGAGTCTTTTGGGACTGCCACGACCTTAGCGCACCCGTTAGGGACGCGTTCGAGCGAGCGGTACCATTTGACTTCGTCCGCAAGATGGTTCTTCCCCACTACAAAATACTCGTAATAGGGATACGCCTGATGAATCGAGTTAAACAACCGGGAGAACTCCCACTTGTGGTCACCCTTCTCACCAGTCGCAACCGCTCCTGGCCCATGCCTAGGCGCAATATCCTTCGGATCGAAAGAACGAAAGATATCTCCAATCAGAGCACGTGCAACTCGCAAAACGAGCTGCGTGTACTCATCAGGCACAAACTCTAAGTCCCTGTCCACTTGCTCAAAGTTCGCGTAAGCGAGCTCAAGAGATTGTGGAGAAGCAGGAACTTCTAGTTTGTATACCATGTAGCAAACCTGGCGTATCAGCCTTACGGCTTCCACGTCGGGTTTGGGCAGGATCACCCCATCGATTCCGAACACTAACTCGAAAGCTCCCCGAAGGAATTTGGGCAGCTTACCCGTGCGAGGAAACTCGCGTGGGCAGTCGAATGTGCCGGTCTCGAGCGACAAGTCCAGGGCCTTCCCCAACTTAGGGAGGGTCACAGACAAGAAAGAGAGACCTTCTGATGATGTGCGCTCTTCAACAGTGCGAACATCGAGGATCTGGTCCTTCTTCGTCAGTCGGGATGAAAGCGGATTTGCCCGGATCAGTGCGCAAACTAGTGCGGTTTCGAAAACCGCTATACGGCTTTTCATGACGTCCTTTCTGGAGGTCAGTCCGTAGAGACATTAAGCCTCGTCCTACAAAGGATATCCCACGTCTGAAAGGAACCTAAGCAATCGTGCTATTAGGTTCCTCTGCAGAAATATCACGGAGAGAGCTCTCAGGAGCTGGCGTAACAACCAGATTTCCCTACGACTCACTCCGCAAAATCTTCTGCACGATGGCCGCAGTGTGTCCCGTGATCGTCGGATCGTTGAGAACCAGCTTAGCGAGCTGGAACGCAGCATCCATAACTTCCGCGGAAGTGAACGAACCATCGGCCGGCACAGCAAAAGTCAGATTACAAGTCATGACCTTCGGAGCACCGGAAACTAACTTCGTCAGCTGGTATTGAACCAGGTGACGATCGATGGCAGACGCCCCTTTGCCCTGACGGGTATGCGAGATGTTAATCACCTCGGGTGCCGACAGGAGGGATCGCGTCGAAAGTCGCTTGCTACCGGTCTTGTCTTCGAAGACGCGGTCGTACTGCAGCGCAGTACCGTCGCTAGCGTCGACTGTAATGGGATCTACGAGGCTCATGGATGTCTCCTAGTATAAGGCTTAGTGTGCGCCCAAAAGCGCACCCAAAAGCACCTGCTGATTGGGTGACAATCCGGCTGTGAAATCAACCAGCCGGATAGGAAGTCCAAGAACACGCGAATGACGCTTAACATGCACGTACCCGTGGGGAATGTCATAATCTGACCATCCCCTAAGGTTGTG